CAGTTAGTTCCGCAGTTAGTTCCGCAGTTAGTTCCGCAGTTAATTCCGCAGTTTATTCCGCAGTTAGTTCCGCAGTTCGTTCCGCAGTTTATTCCGCAGTTGATTCCGCAGTTCATTCCGCAGTTGATTCCGCAGTTAATTCCGCAGTTCGTTTAGAAAGGTGGGAAGAATGAAATCAGTTCGTTCCGCAGTTGATTCCGCAGTTTATTCCGCAGTTTATTCCGCAGTTCGTTTAGAAAGGTGGGAGTAATGATTCCAAGAAAACCGAAATATAAGAGGTTTACAGTCACTACTGAAGAAAACGTATATGAAAAATTCACTGTCTTCTTACCAAAATCAATGATGTCTAAACTAAGATTTCATTCAGATAGGCAAAGTTTACCAGTGAGCAAAATATTATCTTTTGCAGTCGATAAGGAGTCAATGAGGTCTGACGCATTTGAGTTTGACGCGAGTTTACCGACTGGTGAATTTGTAAAAAATGCGTATGCTAATGAAGCTGTAAGTATTTATGATTTTTTAAAGAAAATACCCTATGGTCTTGGACTTGATTCACTTTTATTATTCAAGCAAGAAATAGGTATAAATAATAACGAATTATTCTTGCATGGTTTTAGAGAATTGTTAGATAGTGGAATGATTGAAGGATTTTATCCAAGTCGTTCAGAATATAAATATGAAAAAACGTACAGATATTATAGAGCTGTAAAACAAGAAAACAGAGATAAGGCGGCAAAATGAAACCGATAATGGAACCGATAATGAAACCCGAAGAACTTATAAAATTCCGTACCGATTGGGGTATGGATGGAAAACAGTTTGCTGAATTAATAGGTGTAACCCCTCAAGCTGTACAATTGTGGGAAAATGGTCAGCGCCGAGTACCTGAGACAACTGTTAGATTGATTAAAATGTTTATTCGTAAACCAGATTTAATGAAGGAGTTTTAATATGACTAAAAAGGATAAAGTAGAAATGAATAACCTTAGAGATCGCAATAATGAGCTGGAATCAGCACATCAAATTATTCATCTTAGAAATTGTAATTTAATTTCTGAAAATGAAAAATTAAGACGCATGTTTAATTTACTAGTTAATGGTTTAACTAATGCAGCTATAGGTAAAACTTCTGATAGTTTTAAAGATGTAAATTATTCAGAACTTGACAAGATTAAATTTGATGCAATAACCGTACTTATCGAATTTGGAAAACTACAAGTAACAGTTAATAAGGAGGTGTAACATGGCTAAGAAGAAAGCAAAAGTAAAACCTAAAAAGAAATAGGTAATTCGCCCGACTCTATGTCGGGTTTTTTATTTTGGTATGTGTGAAAGAATCCACGCAATTACATCGACTGTAAAACCATTACCTAACATCTTATATCTCTGAGAGTTTGAAACACCTTCGGTATATCCATCCGGTACAGTTTGCAATCGCTCACACTCAACGACTGATAGTTTTCTACAAGTGAGTTCATGTCCTATATTTAACCTATTCGCAAACCCTCTAGTAAGAGCGACACTCTTACCTTCTATGGAGTAAATTCGATCTTGCATATGTGGTTGTTTTCCACCGGCTGACTTATCTGGGTTAATCTGAAATATGATCTGTCGCTTCGCTTTATTTTTGTAAAGCTTCATCATGTAATCGGCGCCACCACCCTTCCAGTAATTCGCATCGAGACAATATGATTTGTCTCGATCAACATATTCGTTCACAACTAATCTCTGATTCGATTGTGAACTCGACCCGGAGGCGTTACCACCTTTGTAATAATTTGCGTCTAAACAAAACGCTTTACCTCTGGTTGGTTCACCTGAATTTATAATATCTTTTAAAAGTAAACCACGATCCGCAGGTTGAGTGATACCGGGAATGTTTGTCCAATATAAACGAATGCGATTCTGTGCCGATAATAATGCAGAGTTAATCATTATAGGTTTAACTTGGAGTAAATTACTTATCACATCCTGATGTTCCTGTTTCATTCGTACATTTTCCAATATGAACCATTCAGGATTTAATTGCTCTTTGGCTGTAAAATAATTAAAAAATAATTTCGATCTAGGATCTTTAAAATTTAAACCAAGTCCAGCAGTTGAAAACCCCTGACAAGGTGACCCCCCCACGAGAATTTTTGGTCTTGGTAGTCTGTGAAAATCAATTTTAGTAACATCACCTAATTGAATTGTTTTCGGATAATTTTTCTGAGTTACTGCGATTGCATATTTATCAAGTTCTGAAGCGTAATAACTTGTGACAGGAATTTCAGCGCGTTCACAGGCAATTTGAGCACATGACATACCATCGAACAGTGATACAACTACACTCATATCTCACCCCCTTCGTTATCCGATACTTGTGTGAAATATTCTTTCATTGCTGATTATAAAATATTCAAAATTATTTTCAATTCCTATAAATTTTCGATTTAATTTCTTACACGCAACACCTGTCGAACCTGACCCCATTGTGAAATCTAAAACTGTATCATTTTCTTTCGTGTACGTTTTAATCATGTATTCTAAAAGAGCTACTGGTTTTTGAGTCGGATGAAAGTTCTGTTTTTGTTTATCAGTTTTAAATTTAATTACCGACCTCGGATAACGCTCAGTTGATGAGTATGAAGTTACTGTTTTTTGTTCACCATATAATTCACTTTGTTTACTTGCCCTATTCACATTTTTAGCTTCTTTAAGTTTGCAATCTTGTGTTTTTATCGGTGAATATGATGATTTATAAAATACGGATATAATTTCGTGTGCCCTCAGTGGTTGTTTTTTGGCATTTAAGTGACCTTTAGCTTCTGTTTTTTCATAGATCCAGTCATATTTGAAGTTTTTAATATTACTGCATCGAAGAAAACTTGAGAATGGTTCAGATCCAAAAAGTAAAACCGCAGCAGACTCTTTTCTGACTCTTTCTATTTGTTGCCACATAGGTACAAAAGGTATTACCACATCCCATTTACATTGAGTTGTTCCATAGGGAGGGTCAGTTAAAATGAGATCAATGGAATTCGGCGCAATCATCTTCATTTTCTCTAAACAGTCACCCCAAATTAAACTCATATCTCATTCCCCTCAACATCTAAAATTATTAACATCTGCTGTCGAACTGACAGATCGCTATTTGGTACCAGCTTAAATCTTTCACCCATGAAACCTTCATACTGTAGCCAGTTGATTGCTGCCTCTGTATTAGTTTTAGCAATCGGGTTACCGTTATTTTTAAAGTGATTTATCACAATCGGTATTGTCGGATTGCGGCCGGCTTCGCGCTCTAACTTCACGAATTCGAAAACTCGTTCGTTGTCGGTCATTTTTTGCTCAAGTTCTTTAACCTTCTTACTGGTTAATGCAATTTTTCTAAATAAATAGTTGTCCCTGATAATCACGAACGGTTTGTTAAACAATGTTGAACCATCTGAAAATTTATTCACGTTGCAAAGTATTGCAGAAGTGTCATGTACAAGCTCAGTGCCGGTCATATCTAAAAATTCTTCAGGAGTTAACGACCGCAGCACCCTGGACACCCTGGAATTACTCGGTAAACCAGAACCCCCACGTCCTGCGAACTGTGACATATCTTTGTTCGCACTGCTTGATTTACCCATGTGGTTTATCATTTCGGTACAGATCCCACGTTCAGCAATCCGGCTCATAAATTTTGTAACAACTTTATTCATATCGTTAAGCTGTGATTCAGAACCCCAAAATGAACTGATCGGGTCGAACACTATCATTTTAGGTTTTATATCTTCGATGGCCTCATTAACTTTTCTGAGTGCTTCAGGATTGAGAAATAAAAACCCCTGCTTATCTTTGGATATGAGGCATAAATCATCATCTTTTTTAATAAGTATTGAATCTCTGATAATTTGTAATTTTTCCGCATTCCCTGGAAGTGGGTCATATAATCCCATTTGCCTAGCAATTTGACCTGTCATTGCCATTAATTTTTCAGCAGTATCCTCACCAGTGATGAATAAAGTCTTACCACGCTGCTTGTTTTCAAACCCTAAGAAACGATCACCCAAAGCCAAACAAATTGCTTCGTACAGCTTCAGAGTTGATTTACCTGTACCACCATCGGCAGTCGTAATTTGTATATCTTCAGTTGACCAGTTTTCAAACAATTGAGGCTTGCGAAGTTTAGAGGTGTTGATCATATCTTCAGCGGTCATTAATCGTGGAGTCCATCTGCCAGCAGGTTCAGGCGGTGACGGTGCAGAGATTGGTATATTGATTGCAGGTTGTTCTGTGAATGGTGAAACGAGAGGAGCTTTTACACCCCCATTAAGACCTGATTCTATTGTAGCGCGACACTCGTATTCTGGACGACCACGTTCACGTGCGACATCATAAAGAACTTTTTCAATATGTTCGCGAGTGTACGCACCAGATGCGACAAGTTGACCAGCTTTGAAAGCTTCAGTATTAAGTGTGTCATTACCATGACCTTCAGGAGCATTACGAATCACATTGATACAGTTATCAAGCATCACTTGAGCAATCGGTGCACTGATACTGAATGGAGCACCTTCGACAATCGGTTTATCTTCTTTGCGTATTTTTTCAAGTAGCCACTGTGGAGCATCGAGTATTGGTTTATTATTTACTTCAACACCGTACCAGAATATGTAACCGCCTTCTGAGCGTATATCTAATCCTGGTAAAAAACCTACACGATTTGGATATTTTCGTCCATCTTTAGGATATTTAAAAATGAAATGTGTACCACCCGATAGAGTTTTTTGCGAAAAAGTATCAGGTATTTGTAAATTAAGATCACGAATAGTCTGCCAACCATTAGATTTTATATCAATATCGAGAACGAGAATATCATTAGTCGTACCGCATGGAACCACCCAATGAGTTAATTTAGGACCGAGTTTAGTTTGCCAGTCTTGAATAAGTTTTGGATCTGTTGTCGCATCTTTTTGCCAACCGCTAAAGATTGGCACTTTTTGTCTATCGTGAGTCAACATCCCAGGTGCAATTTTAAAGTTCATAATTTACTTACAGCTTTCAAATACGCTTCGTGCGCTTCTTGTTCAGTGTCAAACATGCCCAAGTGAATCCTTTTACCCTTTATACATATTCCAGCTTTCCATTTACTAGTATGTTTTAATTTATTTACTCCTTTTAAGTACTTAAATTTTTTTAAACTAATCTCAAGATTTTTATTACCTTTTTTGATGTTTTCTACCACCTTCAAATACGCATCATGTGCTTCTTGTTCAGTTTTAAATAGGCCAATATAAACATTTACGCCATTATGTGAACAATCTGCTCTAAATTTTGAACACTTAATATTATAGCTCACTCCTTTTAAATACTTACAAATCTTTCTATTTGGGCAATCTCTATACTTCAATTCTTTCAGATTTGAAATTACATTATTGAATTTATTTTTATCATTATAAGTAACCCCATAAGGCCAAAAACCCTTTTCTAAAAACCAAATAATATTGCTTATCGGGTAAGTTTTTCCATAAATTGAAATAATAAATCTGCCATTATTCACACTACCAGCTACACTACCTAATTTCACCCCGCCTTGTTGATGTGGTAGCTTTTTATAAGTCAAAACCCCAAAATCGGGAATATAATTAAAGCGTTCTAAAATTTTTTCTCTTGTTATTTTTGTCTTCATGTCGTCTTCTTTCAAGTCGTCTATTTAAGTGTCTCATGGGAAAGCGACGAAACCTTGTCAATATCGGAGCTACCGACATCTATCCCACAAAACGAATATCTATAATCCCATTATTTTATTAAAGTCGTCAATACTTTGACAAAATCCAGCCCTACCACCACGCGCAGTCACCCACTTTATGAAGTTTTCTTGAGCAACAGCAGCTTCATCGTTTACGCTAAACTTCCAACCTTCTTTTTTCATTTCGATTGCTGTGAAAACTCCAACAGTTTGACCAACCATGTCTTGAGTTATAACTATTGGAGTTATACCAATCTGATCAGAGCTTTTGAATTTTTCATTTTGTTTCTGGCTGACATTACCTAAACCATATCGAACAGGTGTATTTTCACGATTTTTCAACACTCCTGAATTATTACGTAACAAAAATGTACCACATTCAGCAGCATGAATTATTACTCGCTGACTTACTTCGTCTTCAAGCATTTTCATGTTCATACAAGTGTCAACTTTGGCTTAATGATTAGTGATTCTTCGACTGGTTTAGTTTCCAACACCACTTTAATCTTTTCGACTAACTCAAGTGCAGCAGGTTCATCAAGATTCAGAGCCTTCATAATAATCTCAAATCTATAAATCGCAGCACTTGCGAGTAAATGATCAATTGCTAACTGATCAGGAGGTGGTTGATCTTTTTGAATACCTGCTAATAATAAACCAAAACCTTGAATATTTGGAGGGAATTGTAAAGCGTTCCCATCACCTGAATGATATTGTTTAAAATATATTAAAACACCTGTGTTACTCATTTATACACCTCATTGTGCTTAATTTTACAATCAATACAATATACTTCACTCAGTGGTAATTTATTAAAACTCTCTGAATCGAAATAGCAAAATCTATGACCCATCAACCAACATAAAAGCTTCATCATACCTCTAACTCTCCCATCACATTCTCCATTTCTGTTTTCGGGAATGCTAAGGCATCCCATATTGTAAAATCGAACTTTGCATAAAATAATTTATTAATCTGACGATCTGAATAACCTTGCTCACGTTGTTGACCAGCCCACTTTGCAATAGTGTCAGCAAGTTGCTTTTGTGAAGCAATTCGCGCTATTTGATTTTCCATAGCTCTAACACCACTACCACCTGCAAAATCCACACGCCTTGCAACATCGGCAGGGTTCTCTAAGTTAATCTTACTTTGAAGCTCTCTAAGTGTTTCAGGATCAAGCATGACTAAGTCACCATCGACTTGTTCTAAAGGTACACGACCTGCACCACCGCCACCTACGCCCGGTTCATCTTTATAATTACAATAAGGGCACTGTAATAACATTCGATCAAATGGGGTATTGCATACTGGGTTCGGACAAATACGTACAAGATTGATTTTCTTTTTTCTACGCTTAACTCTGTCAAGACTCCAAAATCTATGATTGTCTGGTAGTCCATGTTTAGGGTTTTTATGACTTCCAATATTACCAACATGATCAATTAATATCAGATATTCTTTATCTTTCATTGGTCTTAAACCCCGACCAACCATTTGTAAATACTTACCAAGACTCATTGTTGGCCTTGCCATAATTACACATTCGATACCTGGAACATCTAAACCTTCATCGAACAAATCGACATTAATCAACACTTGAATTTTTTTAGAACGATAATCAATTAATGTTTGAAGTCTTATTTTATCATCTGTATCACCTGTTAAAGTTTTCGCAGATATTCCAGCTTCGAGAAATTCCTTTTCCATTTTAAACGCTGCACTTGTAGATGATGCAAATACGATAGCTTGTTTTTTATTCGCAAACTCAATGTAATTCTTTACAACATCACCGATAATAGTAGAGTTTTCATCTGCAAAAGCTAACGCAGCACTTGAATAATCTGAATCACCGTTAGCTTCTTTTAAATATTCTTGATAGTTAGACTTAGGTACAACCACTTTATATCGACTGAGAAAGCCATTTTCGATACCCCACCTTGTCGATGGGCCTTGCACCATTACATCAAACACTCCATCAACGTGAGAACCTAATCCACGCTTATCAAGCCTTTCAGGTGTTGCAGTAACTCCAAGACCTTTAGCATTTTTAAAATATGAAACTGCTTTACCCCACTTGTTACCTTTAAGTAAATGAGCAGCTTCATCAACGATCCAAAGTCTTATACCGGCAGCAAGTTTTAAATAGTGTTTTTCTACTCTAGAGTTCCAAGTATCCACTGATATAACTGTAATGTTTGCATTGGGGTTATAATACTGACGCTTTAATAATTGGCGCTGTGCTGCGATTATTCCAAGTACTATATTTCGTGGAGCTATTATATTGTGCTCAACACCTTCTTCAGAAAGAGTAAGACTAATCTGTTGTACTAATTCTTTCCTGTGTACCATTACAGCAGTAGGTAATTTTTGAGCAGGTGGAGCACTAACTGCCTTATCTATTATAATAGAGCTAAAAGTTTTCGTTTTACCCATTCCTGTAGGTAATTGGAGCATTACAGTATTGACACCATTATCCCATTGTTCATATATTTGACGTTTCATTTCAATTTGGTAAGGACGTAAAATCATCGACATCCGACGATCTTTAAGAACTTATAGACTTTTGTCAACATGGTCTGAGTTTTTGACACATACTTACATTCTTTTATTTATTTCTTGATTCTTTTAAAATTATCATTAATCATGACCGAACACAAAACGAATAGGAGAATGAACATGTTATTAAAGTTAGAATTAGTCGCCAATAGCTTTGAAGAAATGAAAAGCAAAATCGCAGTAGCTTTTGCAGAGGTACAGAAGGATGATAGTTTGAAAGACTGTCAGGAATTTATTCCAGGTCTTGCGCCTGAAGTAGATGTTACGGTTAATGCATCTGTCGCATGTCCAGTAGTTGAGCAAGTTACAGCACCTACCAATATTCACGTATTAGGGTCAACCACCGGACAAGAACGTGACTGTCGTGGTATTCCGCATGATACACGAATTCACTCAATGGAAGGTTCTAAAAATAAAGATGGATCATGGCGCAATAAGCGCGGTATTGATAAAGCCGTAATTACTCAAATTGAATCAGAGTTAAAAGGTGCTGCACCTGCGGTTGTTGCAACGGTGTTACCCCCTGCACCACTTCCACCGACTACATCAATGGTTAATGAGGCTCCAACATTCGCAGTACCTCAACCAGTTCAAGCACCTGTGGTTCAAGCTCCAACAGTAGTATCGACTGCTATACAATCAGAGATTACACCTGCACCAGCTCTACCACTTGGAAAACCTGCACACTCATTGATTACTTTTAAAAATAATCTGATGGATGTATTCGCGCAGTTTATTAATGAGGGTAAAATCACGCAGGAGTATGTTGATCAATTAGTTACATATTTCGCTAAGACTAATCCACAAGTTAAAAATATTTGGAATATTTTAGGTAGTGAAATTCAGTGTATTGAAATGTTCAACATATTTGTCAAAGCTGGTTGGATCACAAGAGTAGAAGGTTAATCGTGGGATTAGACACTAATAGTTTTAGAATTTCTGGACTTGGCAATCTGATGAAGTGTAAAGGTCGCCCCTCCCTTATCAGTCCAGAATTCCCACCACACCCTGCTGCTGCTGAAGGTACGGCAGCAGGTGAATATGTTAGACATTTAATTGAAAAGACTACACCAGGGACACATGCTTCAAATGGTATTGAGTTCGATGATGATATGAAATTTCATGCGAATGAGTGTCTACCTTATTTTTCACCTACTGCGAAATGTGAACATGAACTTAGATGGCAAACTCGTTCAGGTATTGTATTAATCGGACACCCTGATGCATCTGATGTTGTTGGTACTGATCTAATAATTGAAGATTATAAGTATGGCTGGAATATTGTAGATGCTAAAGAAGAACAACTAGATGGTTCATATACTCCTAATTGGCAACTATTAGGCTATGCAGTTTGTGAAATGAAAGCTAAGAATCCAGCAGTTACGCATGTCACACTTAAGATTATTCAACCACGACCACACCATGAAGAAGGGATTGTTCGTAGCTTCAGAATCACAGTGCAGCAATTGTGGAACTATGCTGAACAAGTTGAAACTGTGATGATGGATATTAAAAATGGGTCTAAAGAGCTTCGTACAGGTTCACAGTGTAAATACTGCCCTCATGCTTCAGGGTCTTGTCCAGCCTTCAAACGTGCATTTTATTCAGCGTTTGATTATATTATGTATCATCACCAAAAAGATGATATTAATAATAATGAACTGGCTCAACATCTTGACATGGTCGCAAGAGCTGAAAAAATCATTGATACTATGACAGGCTCACTTAATCAGTTAGCGGTTCATCGTGTTCAAAGTGGTGCGATTATACCGGGTTACGTCAGCGAGAAGACTTATGGTAATCGAAAATGGAAGAAAAACGTCAGTCCTGAAGTTATTGCAGCAATGACTAAAGGTATTAAGATTGTAAAAACTGAAATGGTTACACCAGCACAAGCAATTAAGCTTGGTGTACCTAAAGAAATTACAGAGTTTTATACTGAGAGATTTTTCGTAGGTGAGAAGATAATTAAAAAAGATGCATCGAAGGTCGGTGCCGAAATTTTCAAAAACAAACTAACAGGAGGAATGTAAGATGGCATTAAAAGGTCGCACAATCATGGTGCAAGGTAGAATAATTTGGGCAGTCGGTGGTTCACCATTCAAAGGTAAACCAGTACTCGACAAAATGACAAAACAGCCGAAACTTGATAAAAATAACAACCCAATGGTCAATCGCGGATTTGGTTTAGCAGTTCATAAGGATATTTTTAAAGATCCTGCTAATTTAAATCCGGGAGCAGTCGGTGAGTTTTGGAACGCCATGTACGAAGAAGCGTGGACACTTTATCCAGATAGAGTAATTCCTAAAAACTTCGCATGGAAGCGCATTGATGGAGATACTGACAGTGATGAAACTGGTCGCATGTGGAGCACTAAAGAAGGTTATGCAGGTCACATCGTTTTACCTTGTACTACGAACTTAAACATTGCGTTTTACAAGTTCTTACCGGGTGAAACAAAACCAACACTGATCAGTGAAGGTATCAAGGTTGGAGATTATGTTCAGGTGCAATTGAATATTGTCGCCCATCCTCCAATGAAGTCACAAGATGGTTCAATGGGTAAGCCGGGGATGTATAACAACCCATTATCTGTTTTGTTCTTAGATTATGGTCAAGCGATTGTCAGTCAACAAGATGGTGAAGATATATTTGGTAGTGTTAAACCTGCTGCACCAATTGGGGCACAAGTTGTACCTGATACAGCTCCGCACATGGGTCAGATGGCTCAAATGCCAACAGCACCAGCACCAATGCAACAACAGCAATATGCACCACCAACACCTGCTGCACCTGTACAGCCTCATTACGATGTTGTACCGCAACAGTTCCATCCACAGGCTCAACAGCAGCAATATGCACCACCAACACCTGCTGCACCTGTACCACAATTTAACCAAGCACCTGCTGGCCCACCAATGCCACCAGGTGCCCCAAGACAGTAAAAAGAAAGGGTTCTTCAATGACTCAATTGAACTTCTATACGTACGACATTGAAACAATGAAGAACCTGTTCTTATTCACAGGTAAATTTGAAGATCGTCCTGAAATCTACACGTTTGAAATATCTTCACGCAAAAATCAACGTACTGAACTACTCTCACATCTTAACTATCTTAAGAACTGTGGCGTAATCATGCATGGTTTTAATAACCTTGGTTTTGACTATGTCATTATTCATGAACTGTTAAATAATCCTTATACTTTCACGTTTGAGTCAGCCTATAACCATGCTCAAACGATTATCAATACTCAGAAGTTTGGCGAAGGTGGTAACTTCATCGGTGTTAAATTTCAAGAGCGCATAATTCCGCAATTTGACTCTTACAAGATGAATCACTTCGATAACGCCAATAAAAGAACTTCACTAAAAGCTTTAGAGTTCGCAATGCGGTCTGATCTAGTTATGGATTTACCTTTCCCATTTGATAAATGGCTCACTTCTGAAGAAATGGACTTAACGATAACTTACAACACTCTCGATGTGACCGAGACTGAGAAGTTCCTGAAAAAGAACAAAGCGCAAATTCAGCTCAGACAAGAACTTCTCGAAACAGGTACGCTTAAGGGTGATGTATTAAACTTCTCAGATGTTAAAATAGGCACAGAATATCTCATTACCAAGATTGGCAGGTCTAACTGCTTTTTACCGGGTAATAAAGCTAAAAAGACCTTTAGAGATAAAGTTGTGTATTCTGAAGTTATACTACCAAAAATACACTTCAGAACTGAACCATATCAAGAAGTACTCGATTGGTTCATGCAGCAAGTAAAGTACACTGTTGAAGATAAAAATCCCACACTAGCTGTAAAACTTGCAGATCTTGATATTACATTTGGCGCAGGTGGTATACATGGGTCAGTCGATAGACAAGTGTTCGAGTCTGATAAAGATTGGATTGTTGAAGATATAGATATTACAGGCGCATATGTCGCTACTGCAATTGTTAATGAATTTTCACCTGAGCACCTTAAAGATCATTTCCCTACATTCTATAAGCAGTTACCAGTTGAACGTGCGAGATATAAAAAAGGTACTTCAATGAATACAACTTTTAAATTATCAGGCAATGCCATCTTTGGTAATGCCGATAACAAATACAGTTGTTTCTACGATCCTAAATACGCAAAACAATGTACGATTAACTGCCAGCTATCAATCTTACAAATGGTTGAAATGCTCGATCTAATTCCCGGACTTAAGATGATTCAAGCTAATACAGATGGCATTACTTCGCGCTATCCGCGCAAGTTGAAATATCTTGTCGATCTATGGAAAATGATTTGGGAAAATGAAACAGGTCTTAAACTTGAAAGTGTCGAATATAAAAAGATGTGGGTCAGGGATGTGAACAATTATCTAGCATTATCTATTGATGGTAAAATTAAGCGTAAAGGTGCTTATTGGTATCCTGAAAAAGATGAAGACTATGATGGGGTTTGGAGTAAAGATTTCGGCATGATGGTTGTGGCCAAAGTTGCTAGTGAAGCTCTGATCAATGGCTGGAACCCTGAAGCAATGGTTCGCATGGTTCACGATAAGTTTGATTTCATGATGCGTTATAAAGCGACAGGGGCATCTAAGATTTATATCGGTGATAAAGAAGTTTCTAAAACTGTTAGGTATTATATATCCAAAACAGGTGAATCAATGAAGAAAATCTCCCCACCTAGAGGAGACCAATATCACTTTTGCAGGGCTAATAAACTCAAAGATGAGTACTTCAACAAGGTATTATCTGACACCCCTACCGAATATTTTACGACTCCTGAAGGTGTACAGATTGTACGACATCAGCATAATCCAAAAATTCATACCGGCAATAAATCGGTTTATAAAGAAGTTCATACTTCAATCGAATCTGGTTGGAAAATAAAACAATGTAACAATGCAAAAGAGTTTGACTGGAATGACTTAGACTATTCATACTATGTTGAACAGATTAAGGATTTATTAATATGACTGAATTACCGACAATGGAAGAATTTGAGAAGCTACCTGAAAAAGAACAAAAGCGATTGGTCAACTTAACCAAACCTCTCAATCGTGCAGAACGCCGAAGTCGTGAGAAACGTAATCGTCAACTGCAAAAACAAGAAAGGAAACAAAATGGATAATTTAAAAATGTTCAGCCCTACTGAAAAACAGATTTTAAAAATTATGAGAGCTACCAAAAAGAAATTAACTATTACTGAAATTGCTGAAAAGTTCTATAATGATGAACCTAAACCGATTGATCCAAATGCGATAATGAGTGGCGCGGTTTTAAACATTAATAAGAAGTGCAGATATAATAAACTATCATGGTCGATCAATAGTAAGGGTCTTGGTCGTGGTGGCAAAACTGTGTGGATTGAGGATGAAAAGTGAAACTACTATTCATCCTTCTATCACTGTTCATGATATCTTGCGCACCTGAGAAACCTAAAAGATGTGTGCGGGCCGAATTATTTTATGAAACTTATTATAATAATCAAATACGACAATGGCAATATTACCCTAAAAGTGTGTGTGTAGAATATGATTAAATTATCTGAAATTCTTAAAGGTACAGACTACGAATCACTATCACAAAAAATACAAGACAATCTCGACATACTTGTTGATCGAATCAATGTCATTAGAGAAACGTATGCGCAACCAATGACTGTAACTTCAGGATTTCGCAGCATGGAAGATCATTTAAGAATATACGCCGAAAAAGGTATTACAGATGAGCATAAAATACCAATGAGGTCGCAACATCTTTCAGGTTGTGCAGTTGATATTGCTGATGCGGATGGTAAACTTAAAGCATGGGTTAGATTAAATGTACCACTTCTTGAAAGTGTTGGATTGTGGTGTGAAGCTTTCGAGTACACTCCAACATGGTTACACTTTCAGATTAATCCACCAGCATCAGAGAAAAGGTTCTTTAAACCATAAAATAAAAACCCTGCTTTGACACAGGGTTAAGTGTAGAACTTCGGTTTTCCAGCCAGAGCACACTCACAAACAGAGTATCAAATTCTGACAGTTTGAAAAGATACCTAGACCAATTAAGGGACTACTTTAGCCTTAACTTTTCCAAGTGAGACAATCGAAAGTTGTCCTGCTGTAATCGTCACATAGTGCCTTACATAATTACACGCTAAACCTTCTTCATGCAGATATACATTACCTGTCGCTGTGATTGATGCTGATTTTGTAACATCTCCTGTGGCACGAATTGGCATGTCTGCGTATGCCGAACCATCCATTGAACATTGAAGCTTCACAGAGGCACCAGCTAATGATGTAGGTGTGAATGTGTGCGTACCTGTCCCAGCATCAGTAATATTTATAGCGGTCCCTGCCAAAGCATTAACCAGAGAAGTTGCAAGTTTATATACCGATGATGATTGATAAATTACGAAATAATCCGTAGCTGCACTTAGTCCACCCGGTAAAGTTGTAGTGGTGGAAACTTGACCTTTAAGTCCTGTTAAGAACCCATGATCTGCATCTGTAAGTGTGTCGTCGCTTGACGCTACAAACGCCCCAGCAGCAGGTGCAGAGTTGGTAATTGCCAATACTACACCATATCCACCATTTTCACTCGTTGCATAAGCTGTTCCAGCCTGAGTATACGTATAGTTATTCGTTTCAGCGTGAACTAATACCGTAAATAAAGCGACCAATAAAAATACCTGTATCATTTTCATTTAAACCTCCAAGATTTAAAAATATATCCGTTATGATTTTTGTTAAAGTCACTTGCTACAAATGAGGCATATCCATCGTATTCAACACCTATTGCAAGTTGACCCTTTAGCTTATCTAAATTGAAATCAGAGAATTTTTCAATATTTAATTGTGCACCAAGACCGGCGAATAGCATTAACTGCTTCTTGTCGATGATTAATTCTTCTGTTTTTCGATTTGTATCGCTTGTCTCTTTTACGCTTGAGCTTTCGATTTCTACGTCTGTTGTCGTTTCCTTCGACAATGCACCATTGTTGCAATTGAACTCTTTCGCAACACTTTTTTTTAGAGCCTTAGAACTGCTTGTATCTTTAACATATTTTATCACTTCAATAATTTGAGGAGTTGAAGGTTGAGGTCTTGGATCTGGTATAAATCGAGCATGAATGAACGATCCTATTAGAGCACCAACAATCAGGTAAGCTATATGTATTTTAAACACTTGGAACCTTCACCTTCTCGATCACGTTTCCACCAATTAATGCTATGAACATTGCCAAAGATATATTGAAAAACATACTCACAATTGATGATTTTTGAATAGGGTCTTCTATTTGTGAAAGTGCAGCGAACATAAGAAATTCGACTAAAATAAACCCACACATTCTGCGATCAAATAGTTTTTTCATGCTGCTCCCTTTGCGCTGATTGACCCTTTAAAAACGAAACAGCTTCTAATATTTTGGTTACGTCTAATCTTAAACTGTCAAATTTTTCCCATAATAACTTATCTTTAGCCTTTACAACTTCTTCAAGTTTTCCATGATCTTTACCTTGAAAAAGCACCTTGGCTTCAAGCCGAACAAACCACGCAACTATTGACACTAATAATACAATCTCTGGAACAGTTAGCGTAATTTGATTCATATGCGCCTCATTTATTTCTGAGTAAGAACTCTAAATCTTTTTTCTGTTTGTCTTTAAATTTAGCAATCAATTCAGGAGTGACCCCTGCCTTACAAACTGCCTTAACTCTCGAATCAAATTGACCAAGATCACCACCCGGATCAACAGTCCATCTGTGATTTTTAGTTGAGTATTCTGCACCATTTTTTAAGAGAATTGTTTTCTCTTTAATTTCGCAAAATCCTAACTCAGTACTTCGCGCTGAATATTTTTTAACTTCACTAAAAACTTGAGATTTTGCTGAATCTGACAAAACCAAAACTATAAAAATCGCTAATACTTTTCTTTTATCTAGCATTTATAATCTCCTTTTAAATAAAATAGGTTATCGTGTACGAAAGCGAAAAAGCAGTGTCCATCGAAACGGCAGCACCAGACGCCGCTGGTGCTGATTGTATCATTATTATACTAGTTGAAGCATCACTGAGATACCCAGCAACAGTAGATCCCGCAGTGTAGGATAGATTTTCAACAATACCGACATAAATAGAGGTTAAAATACCAGTTGTTGCGGAAGTAAACGGCAAACCACTTAGTAAAATTATACCAGTGCCAGTATGTGCGGTAATTCCAATATATACCCGACAAGTTACTTTCCTTCCTATCTTAACATAGTCACCGACTTGAATGGAATATGTTCCTGCTCCTGCTGTAGTTCCACCAGATATTGTCGGCGTAAAAGTTCCTTCTTCATAATCATCCAGAGTATTAGCATCAGCACTTAAAACCTGAGTAGCTGGAAATTTTATGCCGCCATTGCTTAGAGTTAAGTCTCCTGAGCTTGTCGGGCTAACGAGTGTAGACGACCATACTGGAGTACCTGTTCCAGCACTTTGCAAGAGCTGACCATTCGACCCGACTGATGTAAATTCTAACGAGTCTGCGTCCGAGTAAGCTATTGAACCTGCTGATGCTGTTAAGCTTTTATTAGCTCCACCGCTTGATAGCTTCAAAGGTACAGCCAGTGTAACGTCACCACTACTCTCAACTGTCACCGCTGCAACAGGTGTCTTAGATCCATTCGGGGTCGTACTTAATACTATCTTGCCCGGTGAAGAATCCCCTGAAATAGTGCCACTGGATGATGCCGCGATATTTATAACACCGAAAAGTTTATAATCGCTTCCGGCATATCCAGCCCCATAAACCGAAAATAAATTTTGCCCCGCTGTCACGTTTGCGTGTGCAGTTGTGTCTGAGTTAGTTCTAGCGCCGACAATTAGCGGCTCTAAAGTCGTGGAGTGTCGATGTAAAATTGTTTGAGCATAGTTAGTTCCATCAATATCAGTAACTTTAAAAGTTGACTGATAAAGCGTACCATCAATACTTATGTCAGTTGATTCAAATCCTGCATCACCTAAAACTGTTGACCCACTCGCAGTAAAGTCGCCTGATGCAGTTACAGTTCCTGTAAATGTTGGTGATGCAACTGGTGCAAGTGTTGCTGTTGCAGCAGGGAATGTCCAAGTCTTACTAAGATCAAGCGATTTAACCGCATCACCTTGCAGGTACTTAGTAGCCCCTAGTGTTGTTACCGTGAATAAAAAGCCTAATAAATATATAATTTTTCTCATAGCATCCTTTACATTAATCCGTTGGTTGATTCTAAAACCCAATTTGTACCATCCCAAATAAATACCGCAATAGTGTTCGCCACAAATCTAATAGTTTGCCCACCTGTAATAATCCCATTGCCATCAGAAAGATCGACATAACTTGCATCAGATCGACCTATAAGTTCTAATCTCTGTCCAACGATTGTGCCTGCCTGAATTCTAGGTGCGGCAGTTACTACAACTGCACCTCCGCTACCTTGAATAAAATTCGTAGTCGTCCATGTAACTGCCGAGAACACGATACCTGTCGCAGCAACAACATCTGTCGGAACTGCGCGAGTACCTACTATCGTCTTACCTTGACCAGATACAGCAGTCGCAATAGCTGTTACTGTCGGACCATTTACCAAATTCAAGGCGTCTGCATCAAATGCTAAAAGTGATGAGGCTACAGGTACTGCCGGAAGTTTCGGATTCAGCGAACCTGTGTAACCTTCAGGCAGTCTTACAGATCGTGCGAGAGTATTTTTAATTCGTTGAACCATCATTGCAAGTTTATCAAGTTGCTTCTCTAGATTATCACTTGGTATTTTACCATTCTCAGTCAGTTCGAGTTCTTGAATTGCTGACTTATCACGATATAATATAAGAGTTTCACCTGTAACAGGTGCAGTCAGCATTGTTACAGTTCCACCAGCTTCAATACCTGCACCAGTAGTTGTGTAATGAGTTGTCAAAGTTTTGACAGTTTCTACACCTGTTGAATCAACTTTAAGAATTACTACAAGATCGGCTTCAGCGAAGAACTTATAAGGGAATGAAAACGCAGTAGTTACATCATTACCTGAATATGCTACTCTATCTGTGGTCGTTGATAGGCTCATGGTTTATTTCCCCTCATCTAATTGTTGGTTATCTTTATCGAATTGTCTAGACATTTTAAGACCCGCCTGAGCTAGTGCAATCATTTGAAAATAGGTAGACTCTATCAGTTGTCTTTTTTCTGTAGCGTTTAAATCTGGACGTTTGTAAGTAATATGTACAAGTGCTGATTGATTCCTAATCGCATCTGCTATACCTTTTATTGGCGCAAATGAATCGAGTTGTTGCTGCTTGAGTACGCTGAAATTCTCAAAGTTCCATCTTGATCGTTCAATTTCTGCTGACTTATCAAGTTGACTATATTTTGCGTATATTAATTCAAAATCAGCAATTGACTTACTTTTAGCATTTGGATAGCGACTCACGAATTTTTTAACTATTGGAATATCTGACAAAGTTGATGCAGGCTTATCGAAATTCTCTTTGATGTCATAGTCCTGATAAACCGATTGAGGTGTAGCCTTACTTGCTAATTCTAAAGCGTACACTCCCATTTGACCTGTCCACTGTCTGACGTAGTTTTCAATTATTATAGGACTTGTGATATTTAGCTCGTCTGCTGTTTTACCTAAAAATGGCATATTACCAATAAGTTTACCAAGTGCTCTAGCCGAAGGGTTTGTAAACTCAGTATATTGAAGATTCGGTAGAACCTTACCACCATTTGAAGACTCCATTGTGAACGGTATAAGTTTACCACCTGTGAAGATTGATTGATTCATTGCTTGCTCGATCACAGGTGTTGCGATAGTTGGGATTACAGAAGGTACCATATTAGAAAATACACTCTTTCTAAATTCATCCATATCATGAGGGTTTTCTGCAAAGAATTTATCCAATAAGAAAACAGGTAAGGTGGCGAAAATTGCGCCATACCCTTGAGGTATAGGTAATCTATGAATCACTCCTTTATTAATATAAAGTCTTCCATCTTCCATGCGCTTAACTTGGTTATCATGTTTTTCAAGACCAAGTAATGAATTGGCAATTGCGAAATCTCCTGTAGTTGTAGCAGGTTGCCAGTCGTCAGTAATTACGTGAAGGTTAGTATGCTTTTCCCACTCAGGGATTTCAGCATATCTTTCATCGTCTTTGTTCGCTAACCAAAGAGTTACAGCAGGTATCGTTAAAAGCGCAAGACTTGCTGCGGTCACTTGTTTTGGATTCTTACCAATCGTTTTGACTAAATCATCAACACCTAAAATTGCTACATTTTGAAAAGCTGTTACTGCTGAGTAATTCGCTAGGGTTTTATCATACCCGCGCTGTGAGAAGTCTAAAGTAATATTTTTACCTGCAACACCTGCTTCTTTACGCGATTTACCAGCTTCGAGTTGTTTACGATATTCCATTATCCTTGTACTGTGTTCTGATAAGAGTTGTACAAGTGAGTAATATTCTTTTGCAGTTTTAACTACATTTCTAACCTTACTTCGGATTTCGCCATATTCTTTACCTGAGTAGTTGTTTTCACTGACATTAGCCATATATGCTTCAGCATCGGCCCAACCAGAACCTTTACCACCATCAGTAAGGTATTGATAATACAAGTCATTCTTTTTAACTAACGCGCCGATTGCCTGCATGTTCATTTTAAAAGCTGAAGTTACTGTCTCATGACTTAAGCTATCAGGTAATTTCTTATAATCGAAAGTCTTAACCATTCTGGCCCACTGATCCCTGAACACGTTAGCAGTTAAAAACTCAAGCGTACCAGTTGTACCGATTTTAAAAGCTGTTGTTGCAAGTCTCATAGCTTTCATGACTGGATGAGTTGATAACTGATTACCTTCAAAACTTGCAAGAGATCCTGCAAGGTCTTCATCTAAAACTTCATAAACTTCACGTTTACCTTTGCGATATACTTCAAACTGATTTGGTGCAAGTTCTGTTTTTTCAGCTCTGAATATTGTAAATCCTGCAACATCTGAATCAATATCTGTATCGTCAAGCCCTTGTTCTCTTAGTTGCGCTCTGAATTCTTCATCAGTTATTTTAATTGGTTTTCGGGGTGCTGATATTTTTCGGATAGGTGAATCAATTTCAACACCAAGAGAGCCTTTTTTAATTTTACCCTGATTAGTATAAAATTCATTCACCAGTGACATGTATGCATTATTCTTTTCAGCTATTTTAATCATAGCCTCAGTGTGCTCAATGCTTGAAATCAATGGTTGTCGCATCTGTAAATCAGAACTACCAATCTTGCGAGTTAGTGTATTTCTAGATCCCTTTTTAAACTCAGGATCATCGACATCGACATATTTCTTTAATGGGATATAAGCTTTATTTAAATCTCGTATTTTACCAGCTTCTTCAACTGAAACACGACCAGCATCTACCAAGTATTGAACAACTCCATCATTCCACTTATAAAACTTATTAGCATATTCTTGAAACTTGCCTGAATTTTCTTTAATGTAGGAATTTAATTGTTCAATTGATAAATCTGACTTTTGAGTTATTCCTCTACCTCTAAGTTCCTTTATTCGACTAGCTACAAGGTATGTCTCAAACCCTTTAATATCTTTACTTATTGGCGCAATTATATCCTTTAAACCTTCACTGACAATTGTACCTGATTTAAAATCAACAACACCCTTATCGACGAATGTTTCTACTTTACCTGACCAACCTGAAAGAAGTTTGAACTCCGTATGTGCTTTTTTAGAAACCTCACTAATTGGATGAAATCTATTAACGTATCTTGCATAAAAGCTTTTAGCTTTATCTTTGATTATTTTAGGATTAGTTACATCGCTATAAAATTCTTTAGCTTTTTCAGTGATGGTCTTTTCTTTCACACCGATAGATTCTTGAATTGATTGTGCAGTTTTTTCAGTATCGGTAAGCTCGACTAGATTGTCAGGCTTTACTTCAGGTTCTACAATCTTAGTCACGTCTAATGATTCTTGAACATCTGTAATTTGTGCTTCAAATCTTGCAGGAATTTCTTCAGAGTTTGTCAGCATTTCTTCCATTAATGCAGGATCTTTTTGAGCCTGTTCTAAAACCTTATTTGGGCGAACTCCTGTATCTTTATAAATATTGAATAATTTTTTTGAAACATATACCGACCCCATCATACCAGTCAATAATATTGCAGTATCATTAAACTCTTGAAGATTCGGAACTTCACCTTCGATTGCTGACTTCATTCCGATCATTGTCGCAAGTTCTGAACCTGCCGCACCTGCACGTTGTGCTAAGTATCCTGCGCCTTTAGATGCTATCTTTGCTCCGACTTTACCACCAACAACTTCAGCAGTTCCACCAATTGCACCTTCTTTGCCTGTATCAACGACAACTGCTGTGAGACGCTCCCAAAAGTCAGAGAAGTCTTTGATTTCACCCTTTTCATAGAAGTTCATAAGATGTGATCTAAGTGCTGCTGGTAAAGCATTAGCGCCTGCACCTGCCGCAAATATACCCGCACCTACTGCAATTCCTGTTGGTATTGTCACTGGTGCCGATGCAATAGCTGCTGCTGTAATAGCAGTCGCCCCTGCTGCACCTGCTATCATATATGGTAAATCACCGGCCACTGTTCCTGCCATTTTCGCAGCGCGATCAAACGAATCGAAATATTCAGGAGGTAGTTGTTCACTCGGAATAACTGAATCACCATGTCGCGCTTTATATTGCATGACTGGTACAGATTCTTGAAGACCTTCTTTAAATGCCTCTTTCAATCCAACATTATCAGCAGGGTTAGGAGTGTTTCTATTTTTACCCATTACTGCACGATCAAAAAAATCAAAGAAGTCTTTCACATCTTTGTCACCATTTACGATATATTTTTGATAGTTAGATTCGACGAGTTTTTTCATCGGATCTGTTTCAGGTTGTTTTATTCCGAAATATTCATCTATCTCTTTTTGCTCATAACCACCTTGTTGAAGTTCTATCATTTGCCTTTGTTGTTCAAGTGCGACATCTTCATCAGAGTAATTATTCTCTCTTAGATCATTTTCGTCTTTTTGCCATCCTGAAAGTTGTTCTAGCATTATTTATTCTCTTTTTTCTTTTTAAGAAATTCAGCAGGTGGTAATTTTTTACCAGCTTCATCTACTGGTGGTTGTTTTACTGCACCTTTAGAGCCTTGTAAATTTTTAACAGATGAAGCAAGTCTTTCATTTAAACTGCGTCGATAATTATTAATCATTGGATACATGCTGTTTTTAGAATTAGCATCTAAAAGTTCAGCAGGTGTTAATCCTTCTTGTCGTTTTTTAGCAAACTGTGTCTCAAATTCTACAGTTAGTGCTGAAAGTTGAGCATCGCGTTCAGGGTCTTGAACTTTACTGAGTGGATCAATACCAAGTGCAGATTTGGCAGCATTATAAAATGTAGCTTTTAAACGCGCATTTACTTTTTCTTCAGGAGTATTAGAACTTGTAAGTTTTCCAACAAGCCATTGGGTGTCTTTTGCATCCAAGTCTTCAGTATATGGTTTTAATTGATCAAGTGTAATGATCTTATTTGGATCACCATCGGGTAATATTATTTTTCTATATGCTTCATTCATTGAAGATTTCACTGATACTGCTTTTGTCTTTTTATCAAGGGATGTCATGAAGTTAGTGAGTGACATTTTCTTTTCAGGTGCAATCGTAGGATCACGCATCAGATCGAGTCTTGAATATTTTCCAGATCCAGCAGCGACATCCACTAAATATTTATTCATCGAAGCATCTTCAACAGCTTCTTTTTGTTCTTTCTGAAGTCTAGTAGATCTTGCAGCTTCGGCCTCTCTTGCTGATAATTCAGCATTTGTTTCACCAATCATCGACTTGATTTGATCACTATCAAGAATTCCGTTCCAGTTACCTTTTTCTAAAGACTTTCTTGTAGCGATAGGGTCAAGTCGATATTGTCCTCTGATTGCACCTACTGCTAAATCTTTTTGACCTTCTTGACGAAGTTTAGAGGCTATCTTAGGCGGTAACTGTAATGTATCTACAAAGTTATTATAGTCATTCATCACTGAAGGATATGCAGTATAGTCATTCATCAGTCGTGACGAGTCTGCCGATAATCGTTTTCCTGCATCTTCTTTTATTTTGGTAGCGGTTTGTTCAGCTTTAGCAGCATGAGAATACTCAGTAAGGTGCGCTTTAGATTGAGCAATACCCTTTGTTAAATAATTTTTAGCAGGACCGCCAAAATCCTCAGACATTTTCTGAGCATCTTCATTATACTCTTGAATGAATTTGTCAGGATCAACTTCGCCTTTTTCAGATAATTCTTTGAGTTTAATGGTTTGTGCAGAGTTAAATTCTGAAAGCCTCACACTCGCGTCAGTTAATTGTGAAGTTTGATACGCTTTTACGCCTGCTTCTGCTACGCCACTAACAGCTTGACCGAGTTGTGCAATCGCTCGACCTTCTTGCGCAGCAGATTCAGGACTAATCTGTACTGTACTAAAACCACCTTCGGGTGAAGTTCGTTGTGTGTATTCTTTGATTTGAGGCATTATCCTCCCATACCTGAAAGTTGCATACCAGTTTGAGCAAAACTACTTAATACTGTTGCAGCAGCGCGGGTTTGAGAAGATCTTCGAGCTTGTTCACCTTCAGTTCTTAAAACTCGTCCCTGATTTCTTAAGTTCATGGCTTGTGTTTCACCTTTATATTTTATATTTAATGCGTCAAGTTCAGCAGCAGCAGTTGATTCAGCTAAGACATCCATTGCAGAACCCTCCATCGTCACACCACTTGCACCATAAGCGACTCGAATATCTCCAATAGCTTTTCGTCCAATGATGCGCTGCTGACGTTCCTCTTGTGCAGATAAGAGTAGAGCTTGTCCTGCGTTTGCGTCAGCAATATCAGCATTGGTGTTGTAAGCACGTTGCGCCGCCTCACCTGCTTGTAATTCACCGCCTGCTGATATTAAACCACCGAGTATAGACATTATCTCACCTTCGCATATAATGCGTAACTTGAACCATCTACGCCGTATTTTTTCATTTCATTCACTTCCAAATTAAAACCTAACAATTTAGCAAACCTATTTGCCGCTTTAAAATCACATCTTACTGTAGCTTCTATGCGGTCACAATCTATCGAATCATAGATTTTCAAAATGGTGCGAGTCAATGGTAGAAATGTAGACCCCGAACACTTATCAATCATGGCCCAACATTCGGCCCTATTCTTCCAGAATTCCACTACCCCACAACACGCTTGAATTTTATTATGAATTTTAATCGTATACTGCCATTTTTTAAGTTCTAACCGCTTGTAATATTCTTGAGGAACATGTGCAAGCTCATTCAAGAGTTGTTCTTGTTGTTCGATTTCTAAAACATGTTCTGCTTTGAAAGGAACAATTTCAATCATTTCACCCTCTATCTTGAGTTACTAACTGCGGCATTATAGCTAAAATTGTACTAGGTAAAGGCTGGTCTTGTCTAAGACAAATTTGATTTTCTTTATCGTAATCAGCAGCGAACTCCATTGATTCAATTCCTGTGAAAAGATCCGGTGAATGATCAAGTTCGTCGTTACCATCTTGAAATTCGATAGATGTCATATCTGTGAAGTTTTGACCATATTTTAAACCAAGACTTCTATGCATCAGAACGCCCACTCTATGAGTTCGTCTATTCTTACCAAGACTTGTACCATCTTGCGCACCAGCCTCAAGTCTTGGTAACTTAAGATCTGAATTATAACCTAAACCGATCTGTACAGTTGCCGATTTATAAGACAGTGTTACAGCACCGGCAGTTACTACCGCATCTTCTAAAACTGCACCATCACCAAGCATTTTAACTGTTTGACCTTCTAAGTGTGAAAGTCCTGAGATTGTTGTGACTAATTTTCTAGCTTCACCGCCTGAGACATAAGTCGTGAAATCTGTCGAATTTATTGCTGTACCTGTCGAATCGTAAAGTTCAAAAGTATTTGCTGCTACATTCTTACATGTGTAGACGTTATCATTTACTTCAGTCATACCTAATACGTCTCGAATTACGACTTGATCATCGTTTGAAAAACCATGCCCTGCTGATGTCACAACTCCCGGACTTGCTTTAGTTATTGCGGTAATGGTCTTCGGTGAATCGTAAGTAAGTCCTGAATCAACGAAGAATGCATCAACTTGTTCATCTTCTTCTTCAAAGAATTTCGTCATGTATTCAACATATCGAACAGTTGCTCCATTTATTCGTCTATTTACAACCATCCAAAGTTCATCATATTCACCATTACTTGAGGGAATAACTGTCACTGATTCAACTTTAGCATTAGTCCCGCCTGCGTCTGACACTCCACCAATTTGATGCCTATGCCAGCCCACCTTAAGACCTTCAACGTCTCTTTCGTAAGTTAGACATGCAAGTAAACCATCAGTTCTACAAGCCCACACAAGCGAATATGGTTGTCGTTGCAGAGCCATCTGAACAACGCCTGATTGTAATACATGGTGTGCAAGTTGCGTCAGGTCAGTACACCTGAAACCATCAACATCATAAAAGTAATTAAATTCTCTAAGTTTTCGACCAGATGTTTCAGTGAATAATACAGCTTTACCAGCTTTCACAGGGAATACGTTCTTACTGCCATAAGATGTAACTTCTTTGGCATTGATAGATGTTGGTGAAATTGGATCGTTTGAAGTTGAACCTCTAACTAACCACTCATTAGCATCTGTACCAGCTATTAGACCTTTTTCATCTGATACTATCCATTTTGCATTATTTGAGGAGTTTGAGTTTAGTTCAAATGATACAGCATTACTAGAAACAACTGCACCATCCATTGCACTAGGGGAAAAATTTTCATAGTCTCCCACTTTACTACCTGCCACATATTGTCCAGGACCAAACATAAACAATCTATCTTCATGAAAGCAACCGGAAGAAGGGTATCCCTTACTCCCATATGCTCCAAGTCTCCATGTAGTTTTAGGGTTTATATCTGTGAATGTTTTTTGAACATTCACATATATAGAAGCACTATTAAGATACTGTATTATTATTCCCCATCCCCAAGTAGAACCTGTCAGTAATCTTATAGGTTGACCCACATCTGATGCATTCCATAGCCAAGGTCTGATGGATCCACTCCCTGTATATGCGTTTACAAAAACAGAACCCTTTAGAATAAAGTTTGTAGTATCTATAACCTCTATCGTCCAATCACCATTAGCCTCTACTGTCCCGAATACACTACCTATTTGAACCTTATCTCCTGTTACTCTTTCTTGTGCTACCGATTCTGTGATTTTAATTTCACCACCATAAGATACTGCATTTGATACAAATCTCGCAACCCCTGATACAACTGATACACTTGATCCTGTTGCGCTAAGTGGGGTGATGTCATTGTTTGCAGTTAGTCTCGCAATATTTGCAGAAGGGTTAATTGAGTCATATGGTCCATCTTCAAAAACAATACTGACAACAATCCAATTTGTATCAGAAATTCTTATCAACTTCCTTGGTGCATGATCTTCATGAAAAATATAAATAATATCATTCGATTGAGTGAAGGTTATTTCAAACAGTTGCGCAGTTGTATAAGGTGTGACAACTTCTACAGGTACACCAGTATCTAATATCTGCGCATTGTCTGTATAAAATCTGACATATAAATCACCAAATTCTAAAACATATGCCTGATCCCTTGAAAAAATAAACTTCTCAAGTCGGGCAGCACCACTTGTTTTAGTAGTACCGACATACTTGGTTCCAGGTCTTCGAGTCACACCACCTTGTATTACTGGAACATTATTCAAACATGTATCAAGAGACGACCCATAACGATCTAAATCGACACGTGCTGAAGCAAGTGGACCAAATTCACCAGATGAAAAATTATTAATTAGTGGGCTAACTTTTGCCATTTCACAACCTTACTGTAATCCAAGAGTCTTCGACTCCAACTTGTGGAACATTCTGAATTGCTGAAGCTTTTCGTGCCGCTTTTATCGCATCCATGTATTCTTCTTTAAGTTCAGCTTTTTTAGTATTAGATTGAGTTAATTCTTCACACATTTCATAAGCCATTCGAGCTGCTAAAGCTTCTCGAAATAAAATGTCCATTTCATTCGGATCTGTAATTTGACCGATGTATCTAATATAAAGAGGTGCAGCATAGTCGGTGATTATTTTTCGATTTTCGATTAACCAATCTCTATCGTTAGCATCATCTTCTGCGTAAGGTGGTATAAGTTTTAAAAAATCAGAAGGTAGAGTAAAACTATTAGCTCTGCCCCATGTTGGTACTGGTACATCTGCCGCTAGTGTTGCGCGCTTAATCGCAAAACTCCAACGATGCATCATAAGTTCTGAATCTCGTAGAACTGCATAACACGCAAGACAAGACTTTGCGGTTATTGAATTTTCATCAATTGAAGTTATTCGTTTTGCTCCGAGTTTTTGAGCAGCCCGATTACATATTTCAGTTACGCTTGCCACACAACACTCCTAAATTTGAATTTTATATTAAGCTGGGGGCCATTGTCGATTAGTAATATATTCAATAATCTCATGAAGTCCATCAATAACTTCTTGCTTATTGATTTGTCTCAATGCTCCTGCGGCATCATATGCAAAACTTGAGGCAAGTTCTACTGTTACTTCAATACCTTTTGAATTAACTGCTGCACCTGCCTCAGAGACAATTTCAGCGTCTACATTATGCTCACCAGGATTAATCTTATATCTTCGTGTCGCCATTTATGACTCCTAAAAAGAAGGGGGGTTTTACACCCCCTGTTTAATTATTCTGCGTAGATGCACTTTACTTGAACAACTGCTGTACCATCACAAGCGGCATCAAGTTGTAAAATCACATCATAAATCAGATTAGGGTCAGAACTTAAACCTAACAACTCCCAGATTTTCTTTTCAGAAAGTGCAAGAGTGATTACGTTACCATTTGCATGTTCTGCATCAGTCAATGCTCCACCATTCAATAATAAGGTCGCCTTGAAGAAATCTGCATCGACAACCACACCGGCTGTACCATCATCTGCGGTTTTCTTCCAAAGCCCCAAATGACCTGTTGTAGTCGTACCTGCGTCAGCAGATGAGCTTACAAGTAAGCTGTGAACGATTGCATTTGATGGAATTTGACCAAAGAAATACTTAGATGCGATATCATTTCCAGATGTTACTGCACATTGACCAACAAATGATTTTAATGCACCTTTCGCATAAGCTGCATCATTGATTACTTTTGGTGAAGCGTCTCTATTTGTTATTGCTTTTGATTTAATTGCTACTACTGCCATTTTAAACTCCTATGTAAAATTAGTTAAAGGGGCTTTTACGCCCCTTATTTATTATGCTTCAGAACACTTAATTTCTACGACTTTTTTCTCATCAAGTCGAGTCGCTCCGCAAGTCATTGCCTGATAAACCTGATAAGGTAAACCTGACAAATCTTTACGTTGCGCAATATCTGTAACTTGTGCACCCCATTTACCTAAATCCATTCCAGACTTACACCATACTGGACAACGTCTGTAAGAATTTGAATCTAAGCTATTAAGCTCGGTATGTACCAAGTTCATACCTAAAACTCTTACGATTTTACCTTCAGCAAGAACTGCTTTATCAGCATAATCTAAAGATACGATTTGGTTCTCGGCAAGCAGCTCATCGTGCTGTTTTGCTGTTACAGAGAAGAAAATTTGCTCCATTTCGATGTCGATATCATAAGACATTAAGATACGTTTCGCTTCACGTAACTTCTTGAAGTTCATTCCGGTAGCTGCTGCTGCACCCATCGTTACAGCTACTTGATTCGCTGCTAAGAAGGTTGTTGAAGTGGTTCCAGTTTTACCAGTCAATGATGTTCCGAAGAAAGCTGCTACAATTGATCGGTCATAGCGACGATTTACAGCCGCAACACCGTTCTTCACATATGTTGAGGTTGGGTCAAGTAACAATCGAAGCTTATCAAAACTATCGACTAACTGAGGAAGATCGAAGTCTTCTGGTGCTACCCAACGTCTGTCAACTGCTGCGTCAACACGTCCGATTGGTGCGAATCGTCCAGCAGGTGTCTGCATTTCGACTGCGGCCACTTGATCAACAAGTGCTGCTTGTTCACCAGTGTGGCTAGAATTCATCACTTTATCGCTAAAGCGCGAGTTGGTTTGTTGTAAAAGTAATTCAAGATTAGATGCGTACTGTTGCACATAGTGCGAAGGTAAATTTATAGACATATAGTCCTCCAAAAAAAGTAAGTTTAAGTTCTCTTAGTTTTCTCGAAAAGACTTGTCCAGTTAAGGGGTCAATTCTTCGAATATTTTTTGTGGTCTTTCCCACCGGCATCAGGCTTCACTACTCCCGGTAAAGGTGGTGGTGAGTTGTCTGAGTTGGTACTCGTCTGAACGTCCTTGATCGGATCAAGTACCGATGGAACTGTTTCATCACCCAAACAATATTTAACATATTGTTCAGCTTGAGCGATTACTTCCGCTGGTCCTAAATGAGTTTTCACTAACTTAAGACATTCCAGTTTTAGTAAACTTTTTTCCATCTGTACCTCAATCCTTTATCTTCGCTTTAAGAAAGTCAATAATATTTACGCGCCTAGACTAAATATTAAACACTATAACTTGAAACTGCCATCTTATTAAGATTTTCCCATCTATTTTTCGACTGTACGTCACCTGAAGTTAGCTTTTTAAAGAATTCCGCATCCTTTGATAAGTTTGCAATTTCTTGTTTGGCTTGTTCAGGTGTTAAAATTCCATTTCCTGTAGATGCACCACTTCCAGACACAAAAGGTGCTTCACCTATTTTAGATCCGACAGTCTGTAAGAACTTCATCGTGTCAGCGAATCCCATAGAGTCTTCAAGTTTATTAACCATATCTTCAGTAATCCCGAATTGTTTTGCAGCAGCCTTTGCTACATTTACATTTTGGTCGTATGCGCTTCCCCATTCAGTTTTTAAAGCTGATATTTTTTGTTCGTTCTGTACTTTCATTTCACCAGCAAGTCTTGTACCTTCAGCAGTATTTAATGCTGCATAACTCTCCATTAGTGCTTTACCTTGGTTTGCAGATAGACCAAGTTTATGAAATGTATCACGTGCCCACTTATCCATGTTCGCATCTTCTGCTTTGAATCCATAATCTTTTGAGTCTTTAGGACGACCAAAACGATCATAGACTTCACCCATTGCTTTTTCATCACCAAAATCATCTGGTATGCGAAGTAGTTTTTCTTTAGGTGCACCAAGTAATTTTTCTAAACCAGTGTATGAATCCATTACAGAGTTCACATCCTTCCAACCTTTTGAAGTTACAACACCTTTATGCGACTCGTTCAATCCAGTTGTCCAATCTGTAGTAGGTGGTGTGACTATTGGTGCACCACCGCCACCAGCTCCGGGTAACTCGTCCATTTTCAAGTGCGCTATTCTTCTAAACATTATTCTCTCCCATACTTGTCCCAATATTCATCGGGGGTTAGATTTAGATGTTCCAATATCCTCAACCAAACTTCACGACGACCTTCAAGGTTAGCGTGAACTCTTGGATCAGGATTGAAACAAGTTTTGTTAGCTCTACAGAATTTAGCTAAGTCTTTTAAAACAACAACAACTGAATCAGAGTGAACTGATCCTTCATCGGGTTTAAAAACTCTTAAATATGCAATTTTCTTTTCGCGAAATAAATCTTTAGCGCGAATAACTACTTCTCTGAAAGTCTCACGAATATTACTCAATCAATTCTCCAAAGTTATTTTTGCATAGTTTTAATTATACCGGCAGCAGCAGGGGCAGCGTCAATCATTTGCTGTTGTTGTTGCGCTTGTGCTCTACCTTCCCTGATTCGTTGAACATCTTCAAGTGACCTCATCCATCTTAAAGGTGTTCCGTTAATATCAGATACTTCAGGTATAATACTGTCCCAATTAAAATGATCAAGCGGTTCTGGGTTTTGAGTCACGTTGACGATTTCTAAAGCAGACTGAACAGAGCGCATAACACCCGCCGCTTCTTCAGATCGTTGTGCTCTACTTATTGGTGAGTCGTATTCGATTCTATATTCACCACGTGCTTCAATTAATGCTTGCGGCATTGGAGGTAATAGGCCGAGCTTTGAAGCTAAATCAAGTTCGCGCTCAATCATAGGACCAAGCTTTTCAGTGTGCTGACGACCTACTGTTGGGGCTAATAGGATACCTTTTTCGCGTGTACGCTCCATTACCTCAGTTGCAGTCATTTGAGGGTTTTCTGTAAGGATCTGGAATATCGAAACTAAGAACGCGTCTTTAATAGTGTTCTTTTCATCTTCCATCATTTCGCGCCCTACATCGACACGACCAATGGGTAAAGCCTTTACTAACTCTTTACCTTCCGCAGATATTCCGCCAACATTCATGGCACCAGCCTTTAGACTGAACCCGTCAAGTATTCCATCATCAGCAAACAGTAATATTGGATCAACAGTTCTGTGACCTTGCTTTAATACTGTTTTCTTTTGCTCATTGAGAGTCTTAATTGCGGGTAGTGCGCTCATGGCAGGAGATCTGCCGTAAAGTTCAATTGGTGACTGTTCGTATCTACTCACAGCATAAGGGAATGAGGTAAACCCACCTTCCTCTAAAGCTAGTGCACCCTCTACGAGAACGTAACAGCTATAAAAAGGCATACCTTTATAATCTGCACGATTGCGGTCCATATCTTCATTAGGTTGTACAATGTGGACAACTTCATATTCTTTAGAGGTGTCCTTCATTTCTTTAATCTTATCAGGTAGTTTATTTTCCCAACGCTGTTTCATTTGGCGAACTGACATTTTAAACTTACGATAGACTTTATCTGGAATACCTTGATGATTCTCAGTAAAATAGAACTCAGATAAGTGAATCGACTTATATCTAAAACCTACAACACCGCCGCGCAGTTCATCAGTAAACATACAGCTAGTACCATAAGCACCAAGCGAAATGTAATCTTTTTGATTTTGTGATTGAAAGTTAGCAATCGGTGCATATCTGAGTTTGAATAAAATGTTATTAGCCTGTTCAAAATATAATCTCGTCTCTCTATCTCTTAATAAATAATCGTTTGAAGGTTGAATCTTGTGCCATTTTTGATTTCGTGGAGTCAGTAAACTATCTAAGATAGCGCCGAATCGCTGAAGTGAAATTATTGGTGTTGAATCAAGAACGCTCTGATTTCGTTTTTCACCTTGAGAAGTATTGCCTTGAAATAAACCCTTTGATGAAGGATCACACACTTCTGCGATTTCACTCCATTGAGAATTAAAGTTAGCTCTATTACTTGCTAATTTTTCACAATCTTCAACAATGCTTCGATATTTTTGATTTTCAATCATTATGTGCCTGTCAATGTTTGACTAGAAAGGTTTAAAGTCGAAGATGCTAGACCTTTTTTACCACCGATATTCTTAACTGTCCCACTTCTCCCATAAGTCTTTGGTCCAAGTGGTTCTACTTTTTTCTTAGCATCGTCTAGTGTTGGAGGTGCTCCGGGTGTTTCGATTGCTTCTGCACCTTTTTTTTTAGTACCGGGAGTCACAAGACCTGCTGCACCACTGACTGTATCTTTAATTAGCTGTTTTTTTACACCGCCTGATAGTTTTGTCAATCCTACACCGACCTCTTTAATTATGTTTTCACCAAGTTCTAGCCCTGTAGCTCTTTTAACATCTGCCACTAAACCATTACCACTCATAATAAACCTCCGCAAATATACATAGCGTTACACAGTGATACAATGGTGTCAATCTTGCGACTGGACGATTAGTAGATGCTATCTTCAGCACCAATAGCGATTCGGACCTTCTTCTTATCGTTCTTCACGATTGATAAGTCTTTTCGGGCCACCTTTACAGCAAACGTCAAAGCTAGCGCATCCCCATGATCGGGTGAAGCAAGCCCACGACTGAGCATTGATTCTTTCGATTCAAGTACTCGCTTATCACCACTAGCGGTCCATTGATATTCTGGGCCTGCTAGGTCGTCGATCAAAGTCGGGCAGTTATCAATCCCTCCACCACTTAACCATTCACGCATATCATTCCACATTTCTATACGCTTATTCTCCCATTGCGGCTTCTTACTCTTGGCACCGAACCAAACCTCTTCGATCTTGAACTTCTTCTCACGAAGTCTGTCGATAATCCCTGTACCAGCTCCAGCGTCAATGCAAACCGCATCAGGTCTGTAAGTGTTGATAATGTGCGCAAGTTCGTTTGCTACGTCCATGTTATTACCAAGTATCTTAATGAACGGAATCTCCCAGGCGTTACGTCCACGTCTGAACCTTACGATAGTCGAGTCACCTCCACGCGCCGGGTCTACTCCCATAATAAGTCCAGCATAGTCGTCAGTGATCTTCGCTGCTTCATGTTCAGCAGCTCGGTCAGTTGCTTCTCTAATCAATGTTCGACCAATAAACTGCATCTGACCTGTTTCTGGAAACTGACCATATACCTCAATCTTCGCCTCATCTGAATCTATCCCATTATCCTTGATGATCTGGTTGAGAATATCTACGTCAGTCCCTTCAACAGTACGGGAGTCAATGCATTCGTTTTCCCATGAATCGCGCTGAGAATGAAAACACTCAAAGAACGGTCCAGTGTTCCTACGTGGGTTCGAGAACACAACCCAAAACCGATAGATCGTAGGTTCTGTGAAGAAACCAGATGATACAGTCCATATCGGCTTTGGAATACCTGAAGCTTCATCGAACACAACAAGCATGCCTGTCATGTTGTGATTACCCGCAAATGAGTCAGGGTTATCTTCAGACCATGTAATAGCCTTAGCATAATAATAACCAGTGTCGATCATCAGCGTTCTATCCTTAAGAAGTGCTTCAAACCACGATGCAGGTGTGAGTGATAGTGTAGTTCGATCAAACCAATGAGAGTTAATCGCAAGCGTGTGCCACTTACCAAGTTCAGCCCACGTCTTATCCTTAAGCTGTGCTTCAGTGTTAGCGGTGTTGATACATGTCGACCCTAAGTGACACGACATCATCCATAAGTTAAGCCATGCGACAAGTGACGACTTCCCGATACCACGACCGGATGAACGCGCAGCCTTGAATAGCTTAGGCTTCTGACCTAAAGCTACTAAGTTCTTATTAGTTCTAACTTGATCTGCAATCTTGAGTAGTAACTTCTTCTGCCACGACCTCGGCCCCTTAAAGTGCTCAAGCGGTGTACCTTTCTGCCCCCATGGGAATGCATACATGACGTAGTTGTAAGGGTTATCCTTAATGTCAAGCGACCACATCCGCGCCATCAGTTGTTCTTCTTCTGCACCAGAGTACATGATTTGCGCTTTACTCGACATCTGTAATCTCCGGGGTTACGTCTCTTGAGCTTAATAATCGCTCTTCAGCAGCAGCAAGTGCGCCGGTTATTGAAATCTTGATGTTAGTGTTCACATCAACCGAAGGCTTAAACACGTTCTTTTCAGGACCAAGCATTTCAGCAGCCTTCATTCGGTCATACAGTTCTACTTCAATAATCTCACCAATAACTGTCCGTATTCCGTTTGCATCAATACCAAATAAGTTCTTAACCTTGAACTTCTTAATCGCTGTACGTTGTTCAAATGGAATCTCACTGAGCTTGTTCTTATAACTCCCATCAGGGTTTTCTAAAACAATAGGATCGAAGTTCAGAACATCCTTCACGCGCTCGACTACTTCGTGAGCATTGTACCCATACTTCTCAACTGCAACATCAGTGAGTTGTGTTATAGCGTCGAATATATCTGGTCGTTTCTTAAGGTTGTTACCTTGTGGCGTAGTGATACCTACTAGACGTGAAGCTTCGGACACAGACCAAGTATGAAGATATGAGTCAATGAACCTAAGCACTGTTGGGTCTTGCCGGTGATCTTTATGCAGACACTTATCGAGTATGAATCTAATTGTAGGCTTCGGAATCCCTTTTATAGGTTCTTCAGGCTCTATCACTACGCCGGGTGGAAGCGGGCAACCTTCACTCATCTGCGAATCCCTTTAGGTACAGTTCGTTTTACAGGTAAAGACTTCACAATCTTCTTCACTGGTGCGAACTTCGGTTTAAGCATCATATCGCAGAAATCTTTCATTTGATCTTTGGTACATTCACATTCTTGTTTGCAGCATCTTAGACATTTTTCCATTTATATAGAATGAAACAAAGTAGTGATTGTGTCAAATGCGACAAATAAAAAACCCGAAGTCATTTCAGAGTCACCTCATCATTCGTTCGGGTTAGTGCAGTTTTGAAGTATCGCTCATCTGCTTTAGCTAGACTCGCTTCAATCGAGTCGGAACCTATCACACATTGGGTCCGAAATTCTCCTGATACCTTGCGGTGAAAGGGTGTGACGAATGCATTCACAGTTATACAAGACCAAAGCCTGATTGCAACCTTTAACGCCCCGCGAAGTTTTTCACACTTGTTTCATATGACGACCTTGTTTCATATGACGACCTTGTTTCATATGACGACCTTGTTTCATATGACGACCTTGTTTCATATGACGACCTTGTTTCATATAAGGAGAGTAGAGGGTGGGAAGTGATGGTGAACAATGTTCAACTATGTTTAATAATTATAAAAATTTTTTATATTGTGGAGAAGGTTGGACATCCGTAAATATGGAAAACCTGAAACATTCTTGACCCTACCCCCACCTGGCACCCCCTATAACATTATTGATCATATGTAACATAACATTAAGAGTTGACCTAATTTATAACAGGCTCTTATCAACTATGCCTCATTATGATACACATGCTTAATAAAGCGGCAGCGTATAAGGCTCAAGGTTGAGCGATCGTGACCCGGTCTGTATGATGTGATGCGTGTGATTGATCGTGTAACGGTTGAGCTATTAGTGATGAACATTGTTCAGCTTGATTATATTGATCGTAAGCCAATGAAGACCGGCACTTGATCAATGATCTATCACTGATGTTGAACATTGTTCATGTTGTCAATGATGATATGATCGGTCAAAACTGATCGACTGATTAATATGAGCGTGATGATGTAGATGATTAAACACTTATAAATCCCAAAACTGCAACATAATGATGAACAATGTTCAACATTCTCTATATTTACTATAAAATCCAATTGACCATATGCAATATATTAGACTTGACTTTCAAAGTGTTAAATGATATCATGAGATATATCTCTATATAGAGAGACAACGAAGTCTCACGTAGTTCGTCTCGTCTCTATGAGTAGAGCATTCTCATGTAATCCTGCCTAATAACACATCATAGCAATAAAAAAAGAAATATGAACATTGTTCAAAATAATCCTTTACTTTTGAACATTGTTGACCGATACTAGATATACGAACAACGACACACTTAAGTGTCACACATACTCAGTCCTTAATTGGCTCTGAGAGATTGAGAGAATAAGATGTCAGTAATTCAAAAGTATTTAGAACTCAACTACAAAGTAGATCAAACTAAAATAGTGGATTTTGGTGAGCAAACTCCTGAATTCTATGCGTTGACTGATTATATCGAAACACTAACAGACGCAGAACGCATCGAAGTTAGAACTCATTTAGAAGCATTAAAAATACCTGCGCCGCGCTCACTATATTACAACTATATAACTCAGAATTGGATTAACTAAGATGAAAACATTTACATATAGAGATATCCAAGTCGTGTCTGATGTTTTAAAAAAATACCCAGACTTTAAAAAAATAGTTATTAATGATAAGGACTCTGACTTGTTATTTTCAGAGTTTAAAGGGCCTGTCAGAACCCGAACCGGCTACGGATCTAAGCTGCCGACTCAATATAAAATAAACTACAATAGTAGGCTTTACAGAGTTTATTGTCGTATTTATTCGAATAACGGTACTTGTTATTTTATAGCAAACAATCAAGAAATAGTGGTGCAATAATGAAAAACAATAGCACAATGATAGAAGTTAAGTATATTGCACCGACCAATAGCAGAGGCTCAAGAGTGCAGTTAAAGACCTACGATTTAAGACATAGAAATAATGACAAGCCTTGTGTCAAGTATATCAGCTTTGATTATGCAGAGTCTGATATCAACTTAATGGTTCTTAAGCACTTGGTTAAGTTCGGTAAGTTTAAGCCAATAGCAGCTAACTATAATCGACCTGATTATAATGTACTTTTATTCAAGTGGAACATTGAGGCACTAGCTAAAGTATTTAACATTAAACTAGAAGATGAGGTTTAAGATTATGAGTAACTATTACACAAAACAAATAGACAAGATTGTAGACCTTGAAGTTGTGAACATTCAAATATCAGACTATTCAGGAAACAAAACCAACAACATAACTTTAAATAAAGAATCAATCGAAGCTCTTAAAGAACTATTTGAAAAGATACTTAAAAAAGAAAGTGAGTCATAATATGAGCACATTAAAGACTGTAATATATGATCAATCGGGCGACATGGTTCAACAACGTGAGCTTAAGCCTCAATTCAAAGAACTAGCACTAAATCACTATCGAAAATCAGTTGGCGGTTTTGAGCAGAATCGAGTAACTCAACTTTTAAGAAATAGACGCGAACAATTTGCTGGTTTTAAAAGTTCTGATATCTTAGACAAAAACTCACACAATTCAATCGAATTTCATAAGTTTAACAGTGAACTTGCAAGTTTCGGATTTACTTTTGAACTATTAGATGATTATCACTTAAACGTGATTGCTCAACGTGTAGCAAATGCAAAATGCGAATCTTTGGTTAATATGTTCTGTTATTATAAAATGGAGTCTATTATTTCAATGGCTGAATCAAATCACAATGAGGTATCGCAACTTTTTATCGAATTAGAATTCAATGTAAAATTACCAAAAACAATGAGGGACCGCAAACCATTACTTAAGGTGTTATCAAAATGAAAACAATTTACAGAGTCAATTTTATAGGTAGACTAAACCGATCAATAGGTCAAGTTAATGAGCTACAAAAAACGTATGTTTTTGACTCAATTAAAACCTATGACGAAATTGTACAAGAGGTTTATAAAACACATGAACACGTTAGAATTTTAAAAATAACCGACTTAAGCATGGCTGGTTGCTGCAATGAGGTGAAGCCTTTATGAAACTATCAACTAAATGTGAAATGTGCTGGAAGAACTACCGGCGTATTACCTACTCTGTAAAATTCATCGGTATTCAAAAGGGAATCACGCATGATCTGAATTTATACAACTGCGTAAAATGCGGTACGACAAGAGTCGAGAAAGTGAAAAATGGAACTGAAGCAAGATCAATTAAATAAGATATTACGCGAAGTAAAAAACCTACCGAGTGATCAACTTAATAGAGTGTTACTTAATGCCAATATGACAGACTATGATTTAGAATGCTTAACTGACATGTATGATGATATCGAAGAACATTTTAACAGTGAGTTTGATATTAGAGAATGGATTAAGAGCTCCAGTGATAATCCGAGTGTAATATTATCAGAGGTCTTTCTTGGTCTTGATATTAACAAGCTTGAGACTGAGGACATTTACAAAGCTCTTGAATATGCAGACCTTGAAGACTCAATGACTGTTTTGGGTTTGTACAAATTTAAAGACCTTGAACCAGATGCTCAGAAATTAGCGATTAAGTCTGCCAAGTCTGAACTATGTAAAGATGTTAAAATGACCAATGATGAGATACGCATAGAATTGTCAGAAGATGAAAATGATAGATATTTATTCAATGGTACATTATTTGAAGATGAAAGGTTTGGTCTGTAATGGGTAGAATAGTAAAGATTCAATGGTTTTTCGATGATCATTTACACTTAGTCACTTTTGAAATGGGTGATGAGTTATTAATGACAGGTGCTCAAATTGTAAATCGAGCAAACTGGAAGGAATTACACAAGTGAAAGAATTTCCAATATTAACAAGCTTGAACATAATGATCGAACCGATCAGTAGTCCAGGGCCAGAAAACCCAGTCTATATGGTTAATGCCGCATCTTTGGAAATTAAGCTTAAAGATTCCCGGCGTGAACCGGTTGAAATAGGTTATAAAGATTCGCAAGAGGTTTTTATTTTAGCGACTGATCCGAAAATCGAACCTCTTTCTAAAGATGAAGTTTTAGAGCTACTCAATGATTTTTATAAAGATGCGACATCTTACACTGAGCTAGATATTCGTAAGATGAAAGAACGACTACTTGCCAAAGGATTAAACAATGGATGATATTCTAGAAGTCCTACACGACCTACGCAGCATCTTGATTCACAAGCGCAAGTCATTGCAAGGGGTAGTCGGTAATCAAGCCACTATCGAAGCACAGCGAGCAATACAGACTAAGATTTATAATCTGACTGAACGAATTGATAAAGTAAACAATTGCATTACACTTAGGACGAGTGAAGTTGCTACGAAAGTAGACACTCATGTACCACTTGATTGATTTTGTAAACAATACACCGTTAAAGTGGCACACTAAGATGGGTGAACCTACCGACGTGATTGAGTTTAAGTCTAAGGTAGAAGCTAGAGAATATGCCGAAGCTATGGGATATTGTCAGATTATTGAAGATCGGTTTTTGTTAAAAAGTCGAAGACGTGAAAGATATGAACCTATTTATATTAAAATAACAGCAATCAAGTTGTTATAAAAAAGGAGAGAAAATGATACAGATATATCCGCAAGGGGACTGCATACTAATAAGACTTGGATATGCAAAAAGTAACTCGGCAAAAGGTTTAAAAAAGATTCCAAAGGATGCGAAGAAACAAAAAACGAGCTTAGTTTTAAAAGGTACGACTAATAGTCACGCTCTTTTTGGTGGTAAGTTTGAGATTTTTAAAACCGATAAGCCTGATGCAAATGGAATAGATACGTTTGTATCAGTTAAAAATGATACAATTTTAAGTCATGTTAAAGATTTAAAAACAATGGAGCAGGCTGAACATCTTGAGCAAATTATTGAAAAAGGTTTGTATTTAATTCAACCTCTTTTTGAAACTGATCACATTAAAAAAGAACAACGTAGAGTAATAGATTAGAAAGGTGGGAAGAATGAAATCAGTTTATTCCGCAGTTAGTTCCTCAGTTGGTTCCTCAGTTGGTTCCGCAGTTGGTTCCTCAGTTAATTTCGCAGTTGATTCCGCAGTTCGTTCCGCAGTTTATTCCGCAGTTCGTTCCGCAGTTTATTCCGCATTTTATTCCGCAGTTCATTCCGCAGTTCATTCCGCAGTTGATTCCGCAGTTCCATTAGAAAGGTGGGAAGAATGAAATCAGTTTATTCCGCAGTTTATTCCGCAGTTTATTCCGCAT